TGTCACACAGCACCTAGCTTTTTCATCGAATTGTTTAAGTGTCTCTCGACAATCACCAAATAGTATTGTATCCTTCATCGTGTAATTACAGAAATTGCTGGTTCACCCTGATTGAAAATAGTATCAACAACTGCCTCAACTTTGCGTGATGTAGATATACCCACTCTATCATATACTGGTACAGAAATCAACCCATAAGTCTTAGTATCATTTCCCTTTCTTATTACTCTACCAATAGTCTGACTAATAGTAATGTAATCCATGTTTCTTAAGAATACTGCTGCTTCTAATCCTTTGACATTGATGCCCTCAGATAATATACTATGATGTAATACAACGAACTTCTTAGTATCATCATTACCCCACTGATTAAGTGTAGTAAAGAACTCATCACGATCTACTTTCTTACCATTGATAACACCACCAGTTTTAGCAGTTATATACATCCAATCATAACCACGAGCATTAAGTTCAATGCAGAAGTCAGATTGAGATACTAGATTAACAATCTGTTTGGTAGATCTAGCACAGACTAATACTTTATCAATATCAATATCATCTATAGTTGATATAACATGGTCACAATCATGCTCATGTTTGAATCTACTATCTTCTACTACATCTATCTTCTTGATCTTAACTTTAGGTGGTAATATATGTCCTTCATCTACCAACTGAGGTGCTGGTACGTTGACTATAACTTTACCATAGATGTCCTCATCATTCATCCCTATCTTAAAAGGAGTCTTAGAATGTTTGGGTGTAGCAGTAAAGAAATAGCAACGATTAGCATACATTGAAAAGAACTCAGTTGGTTCAACAAAGTTCTTCTGAACACTATTATGTGCTTCATCGAAGTATATTGCATCCACCTGAATATTACTTTCTTGTACTCTATGTAATGAATGATATGTTGTAAATATCAGTACATTATCTGTGTTATTATTAACCCAGTAATCTATCTCGTCTGCTTTAGTTGTACTCTTGTGATGTGTCTCTCCTGAATGAACATGAAGTACATCCACATTATCAATTAGTTCTAAGAAATCCTCACATAATTGCTGTGCTAATAATATACGAGGTGCAACAATTACAATAGTCTTAGGTAAACTACTTGCAAATTGTATCTTAGCATCCTCAATCATACACATTGTTTTACCACCACCAGTGGGAACAATCACCTGACCTTTAGATTGTAACTGCATTACATCTAAAGCATCTTGTTGATGTAATCGTAGTTTAATCAATACATTTAATTCTCAATACATGTATTATAACAGAAAATCTTGGATTATGAAAGAGCGTGTGACAGTTCTCGGAGTGTCACCATCTTAGTGAACAGTCCTTCCATATCATAGTATAATTTATAATTCTCTGTCGTAACGTAATGTCCTTTTATATCATTACCATCGCAGTGCCATCCATAAGACTCAACCTTCTCTTCTATACCATCTATCCTCATTTTCTTACTACCATCCATGTAGGATAAGTATCGTTCGTCTAGATTAATCATAGTTCTATGGTGGAATGTGAGGATATTATAACATAGTTATATGACTTATCTATAAATTTTAGATTCTCTTTAGAGTTCCGCAATCATTCGATATATTTGCGAGGGTTGTGCATCTTCCTAGTCATATCAACAACATAGTCTCTAATTTCCATCAACTCGTCATAACATTGTTGGTTATGAGCGCATGATCTGAGATGATTATCAGGTTTCAACAACGATTCTAAAAAAATAGAATGTGCAGCATCCCACTTCTCAAACGAAGTCAGTTTCTTTTCCAATGTGTTTTGATCCTTCATGTGATTCAGAATGTAAGTTTAATTATTTAACAACTTCCCAGTTGTCATCTCCACTCTCAAAGATCTCAAAAGAATACCTACGAGATATAGATGCAAGCACAACCTTACCATGCTCACGCTTGACTATACGACATGAATGTAGACGATCCATATCATTATTAAACCTGTCCTCCGCAGTAGGAGACTTGGGTTTAACACAAAGAAATTCTGCTTTCATCAATAAACGAAGATAATGGCGGACTGAGTTAGACGTACACCCCAATTCATAAAAATGAGGAACGTGGTGACAAATAGTAGTTTGTCCGATAACGAATATTTCATCAATGGAAATTATTTGATGGACTTATTATAACACAGATATTGCCGAGTTAACGAATGGTGTGACAGTTCTTAATCTGTCCTATGCATGAGCGTAGTACACATAGTTTTGTCCAACAAGATTAACATGACCATAAAGAGAGTTTTGAAGACCTGTAAAGTAAACTCCAGTTGCAACAGGATAGCAAACAATATTACTACCACTCACAACAGCAGGAACAGTTGTTCCACCATTATCATTTATAGCCCAATACTTAGTTGTTTCTGCCCCTCCCATCGAAGTCTTTGCCCATCCAGTTGTAGTATCAAATACTATCCAATTTTTTTCACTTCCTCTACCTTTTATTATGATTATTCTGGGTTGGAAACCCAAGTTTATGGTGAACGAACTACTACTACCACTATATGTGCCGCATTTACTAATACCTGTAACACTAGCGAAAAGAAAAGCTATTCCACCATCATTTCTGACATCACTATCAGTACCAGTTTTAAAATGTGTAGCAGTTGGAAGTGCATCTCCAATAGGACATAATTGTACGTTACTATTACTTTCTGCATGATTTTCATTTAACTTCACATGATATCCAACAGCATTAGAACCACCACCACCTAAATCTTTATGCCAAGAGTACCACTCAGCAGAACCATTATCCATACGTTTAGTCCATACCATCTCTGGAACTTGATCGAGATTGTGACGGTTCTCTAGTTTCAATTTTCTTACGACATCAAAACCTTTACCTCGTTTCCACATCCAACTCTGTTCAGCACTTCCATAACCAGTTTGTGAATTCCAACCATCATTATAATCAAACACATAATCATTTTCGTTTGACTGTGCAACTGTAGAATTTGCTTTTAACCATTTCTTTTCAATCAATCTTCCCATAACTCTCCAATCATAAGTAGAATCTCTTTTAAACAAAGCAAGATCTACAGGGAAATTAGCATTGAAAGCAGGTGCAGTTGAGTCGTAAAGAGAAGATGTAAACGAATCTGTTCCTGCTTCTGGTTTTGCTGTAACAGCTCCATCACTTCTACGAATAGCTACGTATATCATAGTATGACCACTACCATTTACTGCATCGTTTCCATTTCTACACATAAAACCGTCAGACATAGGATCTGCCCAATCTTGACTATTTTCCTGATTAGCATTATTAGGTGCAATGTATTGCATTGAATTATCAGATGCACTTGTAGGAATTGGCCAACCCCTTATACAATCTACTAGGAACCAATCTTCACCACCACCAGCAGTTGATGATGCGTTCTTCACCAGTAACCATTGGGGTTCAAATCCGATATACACTGGATTAAGTGTCGCGCCTGTGCCTGTAAAATATCCACATTTGATTATAGGTTCATCTCTTCCATCTCCAAACTTAAAAGCATCAGCATCATCAAATGGACTTAACGCACTTGCAAACTCATTACCATAATTACTAAGATTACCTCCACTAGGGAAAACTGTAGAACCATCCACAGATGAGTTTTGACAACATAAAACAATAGTACCTGATATGTTTTCTAATGGTTTATAACTTGGTATAAATCCTGATGTATAAACTGCTGTTCCCTTTACTATTCTGAAGTTAGAGATATGTCCTCTCCAACCTGAGTGTTCATCACCCTTTCTATTACCAATTTTTAAACTTTCATATTGAGTACCAAGTTGAAGACTTGCTGTTAAACTACCTGATTTATATAATCTTCCATTTAGATACAGATTAAGAGTATTTGAATGTCTTACTAATGCTATATGAGTCCATTGGCCAGTCGGCAAATCACTGTCACTTGTATTAAGAATAGTGCTATCATCCTTTACTATATTAATTCTTCCGTTGGATGTAACTTCCATAATTAAATTTTCACTTAAGTGACCTATACCAAATATTCCTTTATTACCAGAATTTGAAGAAAAGCTATTTGGATTTACCCAACATTCAAAAGTAAAGTCATTAGTTCCAAAGTTAAATGCTCCACTCATATACTCTGCATTAGCACTATTCATAAAACAATATTGGGAACTACCATTATCTGCATTTCCCTTGAACAAAACACTTCTTGCAGTCGCAGCAGTTGAAGCACCACCCGCGAATACGTAAGCTACGTATTTACCACCTGTTCCATTGCGATCATTTCCACCTCCAATCGTAAAATGTGTGCTGGTGGGCGCAGTATCACCAAACCAACTGTTATCCCCTTCTGCACCATTAGTGAACATGATTGCATATTGTTCTGGAGTTATACCACCATTCAACCCACGATGATAAATCTGCCAATCAGTATTACCAACACCACTAGGGTGTTCGTATGCTTTCATGATTATAAAACCAGGAATACACTTAAGATTATGAGATATTTGTCTACTAGATGTACCATCCCCATCCCACTTTACGACATCAAAAAATCTTTCTGTCTTCTTAAAGGTAAATGAAGTATAATCTTCATTATTTTTGTTTATATTATTATCATCATTAATTCTGAAACCATTGCTATTAAATGTAGTTAGAGTATTACCTTCGTTTGCTTGCTGACTAACAGTTTGGAGACTCAACATTTTTGCAGCACCTCTTTCGGTATCAAAAACATTATGTCCGTATGATCCATTATCTCTATTTTTTGTCCATACAAAACCTCCATCACTAGAAAGGTCAATATTGTTTACAATATCTCTGTTAGGTAATGCATTTCCTCGATACATAAATGTACTGAATATATTGTCAATATATACTTTTTTTGCTACAGCACCACCGACTGCTAAACCAGTTCCTCCACCACCCATACCAGTCAATCCAAGGAACGGAGCTTGTTTAATGTTACTCATGATATTTACGCAGAAGTTTTAGAAAGATTACCTATTACTGTGTAGGCAGCAGAACCTGTTTTAATGATTGTATACGAATATATGTCTACTCCCGAAGCACCACCAGCAGCAGGTACTTCCCCTCCTATCCAGTTCTCTGTGGTTGCTGCACCTTCTATGGTTAACTGTGCTGAA